GGTAGTTAATGGGATCATTGACCGAAAACTTCAGAGTTGGTTTGGTTCTTCTAATAAACCTGCCAAAGAAAATACTAATAATGCAGGTGCAGGATCTTCTCCAGGAAATTTGGAAGAAACTCCTGAACAGAAAGCAGCCAGAGAAAAAAAAGAAGATGATGATTTTGATGAAAATTTAGCAGCTCTTAATGCTGCCAGACAGGAATACCATAAATATAAAGATGCTGAAAAACTTTCTGATTCTGATAAAGAACAGCTTGCAGAACTTGAGGCTAAATATAAGCTGACTGACGAAGAAAAGAAAGAATATGGCATCGAAGATGACAATATTCTTGATGCTTATTTTAATGCCAGAGCTACTGCCAGAGATCCAAATGCTACTAATGAGCAAAGAGCCAAAGCATTTGAAATTTATACGGACTTAGATGACAGATTACAAGATATTATTAGTCCGTATACAGAACAAGAAGAAGATACAGAAGAAGATGACAATATTGATTTAGATAAAAAATCTGAACAAACTCCTCCCCCGTCTTCTCAAGAAACTCCTCCCGCTTCTAAGAATGAAACAGGTCAACAACAGCAGACTCCGACACAAACACAGCAGCCTAAGCAGGAACAACAGGATGAATCTGTTCCTCCTGTAACCGCATCTGAAGAACAGCAGGATGATGATCAGAAAGGAGATATTCCTCCTCTTTCTTCTTCTGAAGCTATTACTGAACAGGATTTATTCTCTGATGTTCCTCCTGCAACATCTGCTGATGAGCTTGGTGTTGATCAGGATGCTGATTCTGCTTCTAAAGATCAGAATAATGACAATAATGTTTTAAAACATACTGCTGCTGCTAATAATACGTCTGCTCCCAAACAGGCTACTGCACAGCCTGCTGCTACAACTCAAGCAGCACCTAAGACTGAAACAGTAAAACCTGCTCAGGAATCTGCTAAGAAGACAAAGAAAACCAGAGAACCATTAAGCAAATCTTCTCAGGAACACGTAGATAAAATCCGTTCTTTATTGAATCAGGTTCGCTCTTCTGCTTCAAATGAACGTATGCGTCAGGCAGCACGCAGATATTTCCATCAGACCTTTGGTTCCAATCCTCATTTTGATCCTGCTGCTCAGAGTGGAAAAGCCAATAAACGAGCTTCTCAGGGTGTTTTAGCAGGTGTAATCAGCGGAGAAAATGTACCTAAAGAACTTGTTCAGACTGTATTAGATTTAAATGATAAATCCGGTCTTTCCAGAAGACAGATGGCTATTCTGGAAACATATGAAAAGCTTTTTGATGCATACCAGAACCAAAGAAAGAGCTATACATCTCTTGGTGCTAAATCCGATCAAACTTCCCATGAAATTCATGACAGAAAATCTGATTTAGCAAAGGACGATGATTTCACCTCTTTACGTAAGCAGTTTGCTGAAATTGCTTCTGCAATTATTCAAAACAATCCTGACAGATACCAGAAAGGATTTGCTAAATTAAGCAAATGGATCCAAGGACAGCGAAATAAACTTAATGCTGCTGTTGCTTCTTATCAGCAGGGTAAAAAACTTACCTATAAAACCATTAATCCTTCTACTGGAGAAGTCGTTACTCGTCCTATTCAATGGCACAGAGGTAAAGACGGTAAACGAAATGAAGGATCTGACAGATATGTTCAGAATATTTGGACAGACTTATATGCAATGGTAGATACCTATAATACATTAGGGGATCTTATCAACGACGAGTCTGTTAAATTTACAAGAGAAGCATATCCGCAGGATATTCAGGAACTTCCTCTTACAGCAGAATTTGCTAAAAAGAAACGAGATGTTAAAAACAGATTTGTAATTTCTCGCAGACCTACTGTAGAAGGATTTGTTAAGAGACTTTCTCTTAATGAAATTAAACAGATCAGAGATTTCATTAAAAATGCTCTCAATGCTATTAAAGCAGCTAATAAAACTTCTCCTGCTATTGAAGCAATTAAGAAACAGCTTGAAGCAATTGCGGCTTCTGATGATCCTACTAAATTCTTATACAGAAATGGAAGTAAAGTCAGAGATCTTTTAGAAAATCATTCTGATTTATCTAAATCAGAAATGGTTAAACAGCTGTTAGACCGTTATCAAACATATCTCAATAATCAGCTTAAAGCAGCAGGCAGTAATGTTCAGGTTGGTTCTGTTACAGACGATAAATCTTCTTTTAATGAAGATGGATCTATGAAATTGAGCCAAGCTGATACAAATGCTATTAAGGCAGCTGCTAAAGAAGCTCTTGCTATTTTGCAAAAAGCAGATGCAGGGTTATTTGCAGATATGATTGCAAGTCTTACAAAGCAAATGGAAGCTTTGTTTAAAGACCCTTCAGCTATTTCCAAAGAATTTAAAGAAAATATTAAATTCATGCTTGATGCTGATCCGCATATGACAGCATCTCAGGTAGTTGAACAGCTCGTTAAGAATATTAATGATACCGTTAATCCTTATAAAGCAACTCAGATTGAAGAATCTGAAAATCAGGATGTAGATGATCCTAATGATACTGAAGAAGAAGAATATGTAGACCCAAGACAACAGAAACTGTTCAAGGATACTTTCTGGAAGCTCTTTGATGTCATGGATAAACTGGCTTCCTCTGCTCTTAAGAAAGGATTTAAAGTAGCTAAATATATTGAATCCAAACTGGTAGATAAAGCAGATCCTATTAAAGCTCTTACATCTTTCCTAAAGAATCCCTCTAAGAATCATGAATTCTTAAAAGATAATAAGAATGCTGAATTCTTACAGACTTTACTGGCAGATCCAAAAGTAAGAGAAAAATTCTCTGAATTCTTTTCTGGGTTCTCTGAAGCTTTAGCTAAACAGATGAATACTGATCTGAATGCAAAGCTGTTGGATCCAAAGACTAAAAAGCCTACTGATAAAGGATATTACACTCAGTATTACAAAGCTCTTGGAGCTAAATACAAAGATGCTACAGGTAAAGAACTTAGTGAAGAAGACTTTTCTCAGGCATTCTTTGCCAATACAGGTATTCTTGCCTTTGTTACCAAAGAGCCTAATGAGACTTTGAAATATGATCCTTACCTGCTTCAGATGGCAACTGTTGCCTTTATGGATTTCCTGCTTGAAAATCAGGGAGCCAGAAACAGAGCAACAGATGAACTGAAAGCCGCTGTATTTGGATCCAGAGAAGAAGGAAAAGCTCTTACAGAAAATGAAAGAGAATTCCTTTCGGGTATGTCTCCTGATATTGCCATTCGAGATATTGCACAGCGTATTAAAGATTATTTAGGCATTCAGTCTGATCCTGAAGTACCTGTCGGATTATCTGATAATCTTGTTAATTCGCTTGCAGCAGCAATGCTAGATGCCGCATATACTATGTCTCAGGAAGGCAAAACCAAGTATATTAACCGTACTGAGATCAAACGAAAGAGTCCCAAAGGAGAATACTCTATGTATTCTCTTAATGTTGCTGAATTTGCTCCTGAACTGCTTGGAGGAAGAAACCTTCTTTCTGAATTGGTTCTTAACAGACCCAGCAATAATTACATCTTCGATACAAAAGGCATTAAGCAGTCTGACACTTACCTGCATAATAAAGTCCCTGGTTTAAAGAGAACAGATGCAGAAAAAACAGCTTCTGCCAAACAAAGCACTGAACCATATAAAGCAGATAAAACCTCTACGAAAGTAATCTTCCGTATGGGAGTTAAAGGCATTCTTGCTTTTATGGGTCTTACTGTTGATGATGAAGCAAACTTCAATGAAACAGATTTAGCAAGCATTAAATCCAGACAGCAGATCTATACCTCCGGTATGGCAGATGCTAAGGAATCTCTCAAACGGCAGGATATTGTTGCTAAACAAACAGGACAGTCTCTTTGGGATGTTCCTCGATATTTCCCAAATGATACCGGCAAAACAGGCCGAGCACAGATGGCTCCTTCTATAAATCCTGTTGGAAATAAGCTCTGCCGTGAAATGTTCTTATGTACCTGGAGTACTGTTGATCTTAATAAGCCTGAACACAAATATGTGTTTATGAAAGCCTTTATGCAGGCATTCGGTATTAAGATCCAGAATGAAGACAATTTCGATGAAGTTTCTAAGACTTTTAATTCCATTGTTGAAACACAGGAATTTAAAGATTTAATGAAACTTTTTGATAAGGCTTTTGCTAATCAGGATTCCATGGACATTTTGTCCATTCAGGAAGATCTTGGAGAAGACTTTGGCAATAAGGTAAGAGCAGCAGTTAAAGCCATATCTAAGGCTTCTGGACAGGATTTAGATATTTCTATCCTGGGTCTTAAAGCCCTTATTGAAAAGCACAACTGGGATGCTGCTGTTGCAAGGGGAGATACCACATTAGAAACATCTTTCTATATTGAACCTGATGGTCCTACGGATGGCTCTATTAATGGTTCTGCTCTTACCATGACAGGTGCCTTTACTGAAAATGACATCATTATTCAGGCATTCGGAGGTAATCTTCTTAAACGGGGTATGACCAGAACTCTCTCTGGTATTCGTAAGCTTCTTGGAGGAGACGGAAGCCCTATTTATGCATCTGACCTTTATACAAGATCAGGCATATTTGCCAATATCATGGAAAAGGCTATTCATGCCGCTTTACAGCGTTCTAAAAAACCTTATGAACAAAAATCCGCCAGAGACTATAAAAGAACCTTTGATCTAGTTAAAGATCTTTTTGCAACGTTTGTCGGAGGCATTGAACGTAATCCTGATGGATCTTTATCTTATAAACGTTCTTTTGCCAAACCTCCCTGCCAAACAGTTATTTATGGTGCAGGTAAAGAAGCTGTAAGTACTAATTTCTTCTATTCTTTAGAAAATGGATTAGCAAGTCATTGTTCTAAGATGCTGAGAGAAATAAATAAAAATCCTAAGCTGTCTTTACAGGAAGCATCTAAGATTGTAGATCCCAGTTTTGATTTTGAAGGAACTATTAATAAGATTAATCAATTATTACGTGCTCCTAAATTTGTTCTTAAAGGGGAATCTACACAAAAACTTACTTGCTTTAGTTTTAATCCTGATTTTGTTTATGGAATTTCTATTAAAACTGCGGAAGATCTTAGAACATTTAAATTTACTGAGGCTCAGAAAGCAAGAATTATTGAATCTCTTACTGTTACATTAGGGGAAACATTCTCCAGAGTTATTCATGACTCTCTCGGTGACAGATTCATGAAGAATATGACTATTCTTACTGAAGCTTCTCAGCTTATTTCTGCTCCGTTTATTGCTTCTTTCCAGGCAGAAGTAAAACGAATGCTGAATTCTTCTGAAGCTGAGAGATTTGGTCTTTCTCCTAATCAGATCAAAGAACTCTACAGTAAATATAAAGATTTACTTCCTTTGGTTACTTCTTCTGATCATAACTTCGTTCTCTTCAAAAATGACGGAGAAATTGAAGATTTTGATAAAAAGAACCAGATGGTTAAATCCCAGAGGAATGGAAATTGGCTGAATGTAACTCCGTCCTTCAGAGTTCCCAGTGAGCCTGGAGTCATTATTAAACCATATTCTGTTATTGGAGGCGGAGATGCTTCTATGATGCGTAATGGGTTTAATGATCCCAGAATGCATAATTCTATGAATACCTATGACGGTCTTCAGACTGCTATCGGCTGTGCTAAAGAGATTGCAAGAGTCATTAATGAAGCTAACTATAATGCTGTTCTTAATGGCAATATCTATCGGGATATGGCAAAACTCTTTAACCAAATGAAGGCAGTTATTGAATTAAATGAAGGATTCCTTAATTCTTCTCCTGAAGTCAAATCTGCATTCATTACTATTGCTTCTCGCCTGGTTCAAGAAGCGTTTCCTAATGAAAAGAGAGTAGAAAAAGACAATATGATCTCTCAAAAAGTTCAAAACATGGATATTGTTTCCATGATTGATGAATATCAGGAAATGCTTGAAGATATGGCAGATCAGGTTGATGCTCGTCATGCTGTTATGAAACGCCACATGAGCAATAATCATATGTGCGGTGTGGGTGAAGGAACCAGTTACTATAACTTTGAACTAGATCCTGATATTAATAACAGCAATGTCTATGATGCAAAAGCTGTAGCTGAAGAACTCAATAAAGAATATGAAGTTGAATATAAGCAGCTTAGTGAAAAGCGTAAAGCAGAGAAAAACAAAGACGGAACGGATCCTTCTTTGAAAAATCTTTCTGATTCAGATATTACCTCTGAGCTTAGTAAGCTTAATTACGATATTCCTAACTATGAAGTTCTTGCTACAGACAGACAACATCGTTTAACAGGGGAAGGTCCTGCATATAACTTTAAACTGCATCGTTGGAATACAAAAAATGCAAAGAAAGTTACTAAACCTTCTGTAGTCAAAAAATATCAGCAGGAAAGAAAAGATGCTTTGCAAAAAGCAGAAGAACTTTCTGAACGCAGAAGAAAACTTTTAGGTGAACAGGCTAAACGTAAGACTGCTTCTAATAATACAGTTAAAGCCAGAATCAGAAAATACTCTGTAGTTGATTATTTAAGAACCAGAGCCAAATCTGATAAGAAATTTGTAGAACAGCTTATTTCTAAATTAGGCGCTAACGAAATGTTCAAATATTGGAACATTTCTTTTGAATCGCCTAATCTTTCTGAAGATCAGTTAAATAGTGCTGATGCATCTATTGATATTAAGAACCAGACTATCTATATCTCTAAGGATGTTAAGCCCCATGTACTGCTTCATGAAATGGTTCATGCTATTACAGCAGCCACTATTAAGGATTACCTTAACGGAGGTAAAAATATTTCCAATGGGGCTAAGATGGCTTGTGAAAACCTCATTGATCTGATGAATGATTTCTTATTGGATCCCCCTGCCTTACCTGAAGGCGGAACTTTAGATCCTGAATTAAGAGCAGATTATGACACGTTTTTACGAGTCATGGATTCGTTAAAGATTCCTGATACAAACCAGATTAGTCCTGAAAATCTTGATACTGCTTTAAATGAATTTGTTGCATATACCTGGTCTAATCCAGAATTATTAGAGCAGTTAAGAACCAGAGCTGCTAATGATTCTGTGGCTAACAGATTCAGATCCTTTATTGAAAAATGCAGACGTTTTATTAAGATGCTTGTTTTTGGTAAAGGATATGCAGATATTTCTGATACTGAACTTAACAGAAGCTATTTATCTCAGCTTAGTTGGTCTACTAAGATTATTGCAAAACAGACTTCCAGTCTTACTCAGACAATCCGAATGTCTCCTATGGCTCAGGAAAACTCTGTTCTTGCACATACAGCAGAAACTGTTATTCCTCTTATTGAACAGATAAGAAGCAAAGCAGGATTCCAGAAGTATGTTTCGGGATTAAATAAAAAACTGGAACAGTATGCTAATAATCAGCAGTTCCGCAATATGTGCATGGATTATGCAAAATCTTTTGCGCCTACTCAGGAAGAATTCTCGTCCTTTATTCAAACATATCAGATTCTGGATACTTGCAAGAAAGTTACAGGAGCAAGACTTTTACGTCTTCAGTCTGTAATTGAAAAATTCTTCAGAGACAATCCTGTATCTTCTTTTGAAGATACTCGGTATGCCAATGAAAAGGTAAGAAAGCAGTTTGCCAAAGCTCAGTATAACTGGCTCTCTTCCGGCAACGGAGATAAGTCTCATCTGGCATTTATGGCAGCAGCTCTTTCCAATAAGTCCTTAAAAGACAGACTGGAAAAACTGAATGTTCCTGAAACACCTCAGTCTAAAGCCAAAGGTTCTGCAAACAAGTATCTTGAAAATCTCGGATACAAGCTCCTTAATGCTTTGGAACGCTGGATCACAAATACAGGAAACAGTCAGGATTCTTATGAAATTATTGAGGATCTATTCCAAAATCTTCAGGAAGAAAATGCTCGGTATAAAGGACTTTCTAATTCCATTCGTGGAGTTACAGAAACTATTAATACTGCAATGGCAGCTGTGCTTCCTTATACTGCCAAGTTCAGCCATAATGCAGCAAAACGGTTAAATAAATCTGTAGCCAACTCTACGACCCAGATGTTGGAAAGTCTTACGGCAGCTGTAGATAAATCTCTTAACGGAGGAGGCGAAGATATTTTTGCTGAATCTCTTATGAATTTCATGAACAGCACTCCTAAGATTCCTGAATTCTTAAGATCTTTAGTTTCGGATATGACAGGCAGAACAGTAACTATTGCCAGTACGTATGACCGAATTAAGCCTACAAAAGCATGGGTACAGCAGCTTCGTACAGAGTATCGAAATGTTATTCCTCAGAAGCTTAAAGAAGTATTCCAGAAACCTCTTACAAAAAAAGATTCTGCTCTGCTTTATAAGACTCTTGGAAAGACGGATATTGGAGCATTACAGGGATATTCTCCGAATAATGTAGCCAGACTCTATACCAACAATAAGTATCTTGCTTCTGAAATTAAACATAAAGAATCCAAGCTTAATTCTTTAGGTAATAATTATGCTGCAATGGTTCGTCGCAAAGGTAAGCAGTTAGCTAAATACATGAACGGACAGAATCCTGGAAATAACCTTCTTATGAACGCAGATGCTGTGGCTCATGTATTAGGAACTTCTCTCCAAAAAGCTGTATCTTCTAAAGTTACAAAGGATATGGTTCGTAACGTAGATGAGCTGATTACTTTGTATGCAATCCAGGAACTGTCTAAAGAACAGAAACAAAGAACAGCAGAATTGTTTACTTCGGAACCAAGAGGGATGTATGCCCTCTTTGGAACAATTGCTAAAAACCGTAAAGATGAATTTGCCAAGGCAAAAGGAAATGTACGGTATAACGCAATTAAAGGTTATATTTCTCCTATTAAAAAGAACGGATATTCTCTTATTCGGGCAAATGATGCTGACAAAGCTTCTTTGGAAAGACAGGGATATGTGACCATCCGTCAGTGCGGTATTGCTGCTGACGGCAATCCTAAGATTAAACCTCGCTGGCTTATGCTTAGAAATTTTGCAGCACAGCCCATCTTCAATGAAGGAGCTATTCAGACTGCTCACCAGACAGCTTCTGGCGCTGATATTGCCACAGGGTTCCTGAACCAGACTTCAGCAGGAAGATCTACTAATATAGACTGGATTCAACATCAGTTCCTTGGATCCAAGCCCATGGAATCCAAAGAATGCAAAAATGAATTCGGAGACTGGTTAAGAGCTGTATATAACAATAAAGGTGAAATTATTGGTCTCGAACATATACTTGCTCCTGATATGTTTGAAGGCACCGTAAATGATGATCCTGATGTCTTTACAGCTGTTGGTGTTCAGGCAGGCCGAATCATTGAAGAAGCCGCTGCTCAGGAAATGAATAAACAGACTATTCAGGCTCTTTATGATCAATGGAAAAAAGCCAAAGGGTCTTCTCATGAAAAAGAATATGTCAATGTCTTTGATAAAAAAATTGATGACTCTGTAATTAAAGATGCTGTTTCTCTGATTCCCTGGGCATTAAGAGAGGAAATTGAAAAGAAATTTGGAGAAAAGAAGTTCTATATCCGCAGAGATCAGATTGCTGATATGATCGGTCAGCGAAATGCTTCTGTTACAGATTTCTGGACAGGCAATTCCAGATGGTCTCCCAGAACACAAAAAATAGTTATGAAATTTGCTGAAAATCTGTTTGGCAAAAAAGCATTTAAATACTTAGCCAATGCAGAAAAAACAGCAATGTTCTTAGCAGCTTCTGCCAGAAACAATATTGTAGTTAAATCCACTATTGTTCCTACAGTTAACGGAATCTGTAACGGCTATCAGCTTCTTTCCTGGGGTGTCGGACCTGTTGAAATGTCTAAAGGAGCAGTTAATAAATCTCTTGAACTTCAGCGGTATATTAAGATGCAGTCTAAGATTGTTGAACTGGATATGCTGATTGGAGCCAATGAGAAATATCCTGAAAAGGTTCAGCACTATAAGACTCAGCAGGCTCGATACAAACAGGTTATGCAGAATATGTCTATCTGGCCTTTGATTAAAGCAGGGGAATTTTCTACCATTGCAGACGTTGGAACCAGACCTGAAGATATTGGGCTGATTTCCAATAATATTGCTGAACACTTTGAAAAGATGGTAGGCAAGATGCCTCCTGGATTAAAGACAGCAGGTGAATATGCTTTGTTTACTAAAAACACAGCACTTTACCGAGCTGTTGAAAAATCTGTTCAGTTCGGAGATTTCGTAGCTAAATCCATTCTTTATGATTATTTAACTAAAGAAAAGGGCTATACCTCTGACAATGCTTTAGCTATCTGTAAAGAAGAATTTGTTGACTACGATAAATCCGCAGGACGAACCAGAGGCTATCTTGAAAATATGGGTCTTCTTTGGTTCTATAACTATAAACTGAGAATTATGAAAGCAGCAATCAGGAGTATCAGAAATAATCCTTTCTATACTTTAATGACCTTAGCCCTTCCGTTTACTTCTCCGTTCGGTAATCTTGGTCTTCCGATTACAGATAACTTCTTCTCGAAGTTAATTTCTGGAGATCTTGGTTATACGGTAGGCCCGGGAATAGCTTTGGAATCTTTCTTTAAGATTCCGACAGTTAATGTCCTGACCTAAAAAACTAAATCCCCCTGAAGAAGAGGTATCCATTCTTCAGGGGGTTTAGCGAAGGAGATGCACTATATGCACATTATCATACGCGGTGTTGTCAGGTTAAAATCCAACAACATCATTAGTATACATCTAATTATTTGGATTTGGCAATCAAATCTACAATAGAATCTAATTTTCTTCGTAAAGTAATTACCTGATCCAGGGTAAGAGGAGCATCAATAATACAGTCGTCTGTCCCGTCATCCTGTTCTCTTACAAGCTGTAATCTTGTCTGGTTCAGCTGATTGTTAAAGAGAATCTTTACTTTAACATCATCGTTCCGAGTAACGGTATTAGCCAGATCCTGTTCTCTTTTAAGTTCTTTCATGACCGATTTCATAATCGGATCAAAGAATTCCATAAATTCTTTATTATTCAATTTCCTTAGCTCCTAAATAATCCATACAATCTTTTACTGCTGTAAAACAGTATAGTGGTCTTCCCTGAATCAGAAAAGTCTTTGTATTCGGATAATAAATAATCTTTACTTTGTCTTCATTTGTATAAGATTTTAATGTCCACGATAGTGATCCAGAAGAAACATGACCTTCTTCAAATACGCATCTTCCTTCATCATCCTCTTCAACAAACTGTTCCATTTCTTTTAAGAAATTAATAAGAGGATCAGGACAGGTATACCTTTTACAAACATAAGACTGTCTGGTTAGTTCTGTAAGACAGTTATCAATCAGGTGTTGAGCCAATAACAATCCAAGAGCCATACCTTTGTTCTTATGCAGAACAATGGAAGTAGATCCGTCAGAGTTATATCTGAAATCTACAACTGTTGGATCATGAGAATAAATAGTCAGACAAATTCCTGACCATTTATTCTCAAGATGATAACTGTCCATGTAATGATATTCTGTTAAAAAATTCTGGATATTAGAGATCAATGAGTTTCGCTCTAGGTTCAGATGGTTTAGATTTAGCATTTGTTTGTGTCCTTATAATGTATTCTTTAATGATTCCTAATTCTTTAAGAGTTCTGACAGGAGTGGTTTCCAAAGCTTCTTTAAACACAGGAGCAAATAAATCCAAAGCTTCCATAAGCAGCTTCTTCTGATCCAAGGTAAAGAAATATAAATCTCCTTCTCTTGTCTTCATTACATCAACCAATGCATATACAGCATCATTGTGTAAATTCCGTTCGTCTATCAGCTTATTTTCTTTCTTAAGTCTTTCAAAAATAAAACATGACCAGTTCAGAATATCCTGTAAAAACAGTACATCCTGATGGTCTAAATGCTCTCCTTTGAAATGCATTTCCAAACGGATTAAACCTGTTGTAAGACTGTCTATAGTTTCCTGTTGTTCCTCCTTAGTAACTCCGACGGGAGTAATAATACGTTTGGGAATGTACTTCTTTTTAGATCGTTTATTTGAAGGCATGATAAAAAAGACGGCTGGGAACCATAAGAGGAAGATTCCCAGCCTATAAAAAGAGATAGTATTATGAATTGAGCTTAACCATCAGCTCTAGGAGTGCTCACGGAGACTTTTCCGTCTTATCATAGGAGAAAGATATGATATGAAACTTGGTAGCCTGGATCGGACTCGAACCGACAGCATAAGGATTTTCTTACCACACTATGTTTCCATAGCCATTAATTTGTTGTGGTCTGGACTATATCTTCATCTGCTAGAGATGTTCCGTGCATAGTCTCTGAACCTTCCTCATTTAACAGAGGCTCGGCTGCTGATTGACCAATCTCCTGTATTTTTATAACTTTCACACTCGTTGTTTCCAACCATGTTGTAGTTACAGAAGCTATAAGGTTATTCCAGCAATTCTCGGAATTCTCATTCATAGATCGCTCTATGATGACTCTCATCCTGTTTAAATAACTATGTAATTTTGCGTGATTAGATCGAGAAATAACTAATAAATTGTTAATATTGTTATTTTTAGGATTACAGTCAATATGATGAATTACTTCATTAGTATGTAACTTTCTTCCTAAGATCTTCTCTACAATATTTCTATGTTCAAATAGATTACTTTTATAATTTTTTGAATCATATATATAATTATTTTTAACAGGGCTTTGTCTTGTTTTAGAGAAACATTCTCTTGAACAAAATAAAGAATCTTTTCTCCAGCCTTGAAATTCTTTTTGACAAACCAAACAAACACACTTATATCGTGTTCTTGTTTCTTTGCCTTCAGTTTTTTTCTTAGCTCTTAATTCTTTCCTTCGTTCAAGATAGTGTTTACGACAGTATTTTCTACCTTTTTCTCGTTCACACTTGCATCCTTCAACAATACAAACTGCCATATTAAATCTTCTATAAAATATGTTTTAGGCATACATTATATACTATTTAATATTTATTTGAAAGTCCTCTGTGTATACCAATTTCACCACCAGGCTAATACAAAAATCCAGTAGTACGAAGAGGTGTTCTTTTAATATTAACTGAAAGAACTACTTCTTCTTCCTTGGGTCTGTTTATAAATTTATAGACCTTATTCACCTGCATAGATTCAACCTGTAATTTCAGTCGAATCTTTTCAATTATTTCATCTGCAATTTCTTTTAATTTAAGAAGATCTGTTCCACTGTTCAAAGTTAATGTGATTGTTACTTTGTCATCACGCTTTAACTTCATTGGTTTGAGTCCGTCAATATCGGATTCTTTAAAATTTTTAAATTCAGGCATATAAATTTATAAACAGAGAGCCAGATACAGTTTCCCTCAAACAAGATCAATCATGGCTGTACAATCAACTTTTACTGTATCTGGCTCAAAACTTTAGAACTTCTTGTATGCAGTATTCAGCTTCTGCAATTCAACAAGAACTCCCCGCATTTCAGCAATGAAGTTATCAACGGACTTAAGTTCATAAAGATCTTTATCCGTTTCTTCTTCAACGGTAACAAAACTATTAAGGACCTGTGCTGCTTTACGCATACGAAGGTCCATTGCAATCTTAACCATTTCTTTTGTGGCTTGCATCTTTAAAATCCTTTAAAAGGGTGTTTTCATATTGCCAAACAGCTTCGGTTTTTCTGTCTGTGCAGGCTCAGATGATACTACAGGTTCTGGTTCTTCTGCAACAGGAGCTTTTACCTCTTCTGCTTTAGCTACGATTTCTACATTGGCAGTAATCCCGTCACTTCCTCTGGTAGCTACCAAATCAACACTATATTTCTTACCTTCAGGCAGAGAAATACTCTGACTAAGATAGTTTTCAATAGCTTCTTTAATTTCTTTTTCAATAAGAGAGATCTTCATATCATCCTCATGTGTGCAAATATAAACTTCTATTCTTGGATCAGCTTTATCAACTTTTCCAAATTTGTATGTAACTTCATTAATTATTTCGTAATTATCATCTTCCCACTTACCGAGTTCTGTCATAGCATCACAGAAAAACTTATCTGCAATGCTGCATATATTTCCTACATCCTGTAAATGATCTGTTTTTGGATATAAAACATAGATCAATTTACATGGTTCGGTAATATATGGAACAGAACCAAGAAAAGGAGCTATCATCTCTTTAAAGACTATCTTCGCATCATTCAGCATATAGAAATGAGTATTTCTATACTGGTTCATATTTAAACTGAAGTACTTGATTTTCTTTTTTCCCAAAGGAACTCTCAGGGGAAGTTTTATTTTATAAACTGCCATAATAAATATTAAGGGGATCTAATGATCCCCTTATTCTATCTATTATTTCTTACCGAAGAGACTCTTTTTAGGAGCCTGAGTCGGAGCTGCTTTACTGCTTACAGGAGATCCTGACTTTCCGTCAGTCTTAACGGTACGGTCTTTCACCTGTCCTTTATTGGCTTCAAGCCATTTATCCCAGAATACAGGATCACGTCCTTCCTGAGCTTCATTAACGGTGCATTTGAATTCAGGATGGAATACCTTGGAAATCACATTGGATTCACGGATTTCTTCAGTAGGCACATATTCATCACCTACCTTGGCAGTCTTGTTATGTTTTTCAAGCATAATGCCAAGAGCAACTTTCTTACCGATAAGTTCTACTGCTACAGGTACATTGGTCGGCTCTTCCTTACCTGCTTCAAAGGAATAGATATTAAGAACCTTTTCTTCAAAGTCCTGATCACAGAGAGGTTTTTCACTGGCAATCAGACAAAGGTCATTGACAGTTGTAAATCCGGGAAGAGGAATCTTCTTGGTCGGATCCTGTTTATTAAGGAAGTAGTTCTTACCTTCACGGTTCGTGATATAAATCGTTTCACGGTATTCACGTCCGTCAATATCTGCAATGATATTAACAGCCTGTGCTCCGCTCTTGGAAACAGTTGCATAAACTGCTTTCAAGGTTGCGATATAAATATCACTCGTAAACGGGGAATAACCTCCAAGGCTGTCCTTCGTCTGTTCAAGATTGTCTGTAGTCTGATTTCCAAAAATTTTTGCCATTTTATTTCCTAGTTGTAAAATTTATTTAAATGATCCAGAAGAAGCTGACAGTCATTGTCAATATAGGTCTGGTTTTTGTTAAACATCCCCATTGGAGATCGGATTCTTTCTCCTAATGAGGTCTTGGTTAAACGGGTCTGGAATACGTATTTAAATCCTAAATCCTGCTCATCCTCAGAGATGTGCAGAAGTTCATGATCATACTCTCCCAGATCCTTAATGCTGATCTTCTTTGTTGCTACGATGGTAGAAAAATAAGCTTCTACTCCCTGGTTCGCTAAAGCTCCTTTTACAGGAACCATAGTCTTCATCTCCATAGCTTTCTCATCAAGCACATCCTTTACATGAGCTGTAAAGATGACAGGCTTGGAAAATTTAACTACTTTTTCCTGCAACAATCTTTTAAAGAACTGCTGATAATCGCTCCACGATTTCATGGTATTGGAAGCTGTCAGGACGTATTGGGTCTCAAACATATCCATTAAAAACGTTAATGAATCTACAATGATTCCTTCTACGTCCTGATTATCAGTACCATAATCAAAAGCTTCATATACCTGATACGGGTCATCAATTCTAAACGTATTGAAGTCATTCTTAAACGGAAGTCTCTTACCTGCTTCCGTATTCAGATACATCCATTTCGGTTTATTTTTAATGTCCCGTAAACTGGCACTCTTTCCTGTTCCTGAATAACCGCATACTAAAATTAACTGATCATTTATTTCACTCATTTTTTCTCCAAAAAGAACCAAGAAAAGAAGCTATTTCTTAAGGTACTTATTTGCTACCGAGACAAAAATAGTAGCTTCTAATTCCTTCTCAGAAAGAGGATTAGTGAGTTTACTATTAAGGCTCTTAACTTTGGACTGCACGTCGGAGAGGGTAAGACCAGAATCAACAAGAGCAAAAGCATACTTAATAAGTTGATTATTCCGATTACCAGATCCCATTCTTTGGATGAACCATCTTTCGAGGTTATCCAGAGATTCGACTTTCGAAAATTCTCTAAGATATTGTTCGTTTTTGCTTGTTTTAGGGATGAAAGGAAGTACGTCAAACAGTCTTCCATCCTCGTTGTAATGGTATATTCCTC